AACAGCGATAAAATCAGCCTTTGGTGCTGAAGCACTCAAATCGCTGAATGCTGAGTCAGTGCCTAGCTGATATTTTTGCAGTTCTTCGCCTGCGCCGCCTGCGGCTATCACTTTGTCGCCAAATTGCACAAACCGCCAGCGATCAGACCCGCCCAGCGCATATCCGCCAGACTTAGAGCTATCGACCAGATTATTGTTTGCTGAGTTGTATTTGTAGAGCTTGCCAGCGTCACCCGCAAAAAGCGTCACTGTGCCTGAGTTGTCCTTGCCAGCAAAGATGCCTTTGATTGCGCTGTCTGCCGCATTGCTGATCGGCTCAAGGCTGTGCATTGAACGATAGCCTCTAGCCATAGGGATCACGTTCTCAGCGACTGTCACGCCCTTGCTGTTGAGTTGAGGCTGATCAGGCAGCCAGTCCATCAGTTCGATCATTGTATCGCCCAGACCCCTGTTGTGTCAGGCACCACCGCCCATTTTTCGCCTAATATCTCGCCACTCGCAACAACCGTCGCCGCAGTATCGACCCCAGCCGCACCAGAAAACGCGAATATTCCATTCACGCCGCCCATCGAAGCTGTCGCAGAGCAGGCCGCTGACCCATCAACATTCGTCACATATAAAAACTCTGGTGTGTTTGTGGCGGCGCTTGCAAATGTCGGCAATGGGTTTGATGTTGCTGATGATGTGATGGTGTTGCCCATGCCAGCCCCATGAACAGAGCAAGCATATGCGTCAACAATCGTGCCGCCAGCAGATATGAAAATCTTTACGGTTGCGCCGGATGTTCCGGCTGTGCCTGTGCGTTCCACCCCAGCATCATATGACGACCCAGAGGCTTGAAACACAAGAGGATGGCCTGAGTTTGATGAGTCACTGACATCAAACACATAGAAAAACCCGTCGTTGACGGTGATTGCTGGTCTCTCCATGCCGTTCAAAGCGAACACATTTTGACCGCCAGACTGAACGACTGTGACTGTGTAGTTTACCGCATCAACAGTCTCAACTTGACGAATGCCTGTGATAGTTGCTGTCGCGCTGACGTTAGCTGTCGGCTGGCCTTGAACAAGCCTGATCAGAATAGCACTCGCTGACACTGACCCAGCCGCAGATGTTGACGCAGACACAACAGTCTTGATGTGACCCACATCAGCCGTTGCTGTGGCAGATGTCGCCGCAGTCGCGCTGAATGATTTGGCTTTTGTAAAATCAGGCGAGTTGACGCTTGCAGAAACAGAGACTGATGCTGTGACCTCTTGGAATGAGAGACTATCAGCCCCATCCAATGTTGCCGCAACCGATGCCAGCCCTGCGCTGTCAAGCGTCCCCCAAGCATCTAATTCATCAAGCGTGACCGCCATGACAGATCGCTCTAGGCAGCAGTGATTGTCAGATCGCCTGACGCGACCTTTAGAATATCACCCACAGCTATCGTTTTAGCTGTCGCAAAGCTCCCATGAAAAAGCTGGTTGCCAGATGAAGCGGCGTCATAAATAGCCCAGTGGGATATTGAACCCCATGACGAACCTGTCGCCGCAGGAAACTCGACAGCCGCATTGCTTGAAATTGAACCGCCTGAAGCAGACGCGAATGTGATGGCCTGACGTGCATACCCATTGCCACTCAGTTCTGTGCCTGAGTCATCGTCACCCATTGAACCTGTCGAGAGGCCAAGATAGATGGCTGATGGTGCGGCTGTTGATGTTGTGCCAGTAAAATGGTCGAGGAAGGCGTTTTCTAGGTGATCTGACATAGCGCTCATAGCTTATACTCCAGAGTTTTGTTGTTGATAGATTGTTTGTATCCTAAGACCCCCAGAACCAAATTGAGACCGATCTTCGTCACGCTTTATCTCCTCAATGGCTCTTGAGAATTTTTGGTCATAGACTTGCGCTCGCTGTTCATCCATGAGGTAGGTGTAAAGCTCGACGAGAGACCCAGATAAATAAGCGTCGGGATGGCGGGTCAGGATGTTGTTTGTGGTTTGCGTGGCAGAGAGCGCCTCTATATCCCCAACGTAGACAATCTCAGCAACATAGGCGCTGTCAGGGATTGGACGGAGCTTTAGCTCATCACCAATCACACAGAAGGCTCTTGGTTTACTGTTGCCAGTAGTCGAGTGATCTTTGTCAATTTGTGCAGGAGATTTGTATTCAAGAACAGTCAAAGGTGATGTGTTCAGCTTCACTTCTCTGATTTCTCTCATATCCTGTGGCAGACTTATATACTCGTTGCCAGCCGTCAGGGTCGCTTGCGCTCGTTTCTCCTGTGAGCGTGTCTCAAGCTCACGAGACATTCTAGCTTCCGCCATTTTTATGAAATCAGGGATCTGCGCCCCCAGATCAGTTCTGGCCGCAAAATTAGCTATGGCTGTCTGAAGTTCTGCATATGTGGAAATAGCCACTAGATATGTCCTCCGCCTGTCCTAAAAAATCGGTTGTCATAATCGTTGAGCCATTTCCGCCACGCCTTCGGGTTGTCCTTATAGTCCCCAAATTTCTCTTTGAGTTCCATGAACACGTTGGCTGGTATCTCAGCCACCTGTTGCCAGTGCTTTTGCGTGTTGCCGACCAATTGACCTTTTTGCCACTCATCCCGCAGGCGCTTGTTATGCTCAAGAACGTGTCCGACATGCTGCTTCTGTTCGATTGTCCAGCCGCCATCATCATTCTCATGCACCCATGTTTGACTGCGTCTTTGGGAGTCATTTCTAATTAATCTTTTAGTCATTTTTCCCTCAAATAAGAAAAGGGGGCTAAAAGCCCCCTTCTCAGGTTTGTTATGTAGAACGATTATGAGCCGTTGAGATCCATAATCATGCCATGTGCTCGTGGTGCCTTGACACACAAAGTCCACTCACAGATTAGCTGAATTTTCTCAGCGTCACCGGTCGAGCCGATTTCGTTCTCTGAGAAGTTACGTCCAGCAAGTGTGCCGATCTCGACATAGTTAGGATCGATGACAAACAGACGGTCGTTGCCCATAAATCTGGACGGCGTAATATTTAACTGGCCGAAGTCATTTAAATATACTGAGACCGATCCAATAAATGACGGCGCTGCGGTTGCAGTGGCATTCACTTGGTTTGTTACCAAGTTTGTGCCTGCTTGAGCCAAGTCACTGATATTGCTGCGATTTACCGCACTACAAACTAGAAGCTCTGGCGAGCCTCCGTCAGCCCATGCGTCCTGTGTGGCATCGTCTATCAATGCAAGGGTTAACGCCCTGTCATCTCCGCCGGTAATCGTATCTGTGCCGTCACCGGTTGCAAATGCACCAGCCGTTGCACCAACAGAACCATTGGTAATCCAGCAAGTCAGCGATGCTGATTTGCGTGGGCTTCCGGCTGCACGAGCCACATCGGTGTTACCGATCATGTGTTCGATGTCACGGCGTAACTCAAGGCCTTTCAAAACCTTCTGATAAGCGACCTCACGATCACGACCCGCTTTCTCGACTGCATCCAAAGTCTTTGAAATGATTACACCTTTTTGTGAAATCTGGGCGTAATTTCCGAGTCGGGTTGTGGCTGTCACACCAGTGTCCGCCATATCCGCACCTTCATTCACATGGTTGGCGGAGGCACTAGCTAATTCCTGGACTTGCCACTCTGCAAAAACACCATTGATGGTGGTCTTTGCGGTTGAAGAAAAAATGGGAGTTTCGTCTGAATCCACTTTATATATTACATCAGCTAGGGTTTCTTTTTCCCCTACTGCTGTTGCGGTTGTTGCTGTAGCCATCTCGTGGCTCCTTTCTTTATCCTAAGAGTAAATCGACGGCAGCATTGATGCTCCGTTCTTTGCCAAGACGCTGAGACAATTGTCGTCTGCGCCGTGTTTGACTCTCGCCCTTAGATCTAGGAGCGCCAGCTTTTGCCATTTTCGGTGCCTTTCGCACCTTCTTCTTTGCGGCATCTGTCTGCTGCGTCAGCTTAGACAAACGCCAGGAGTCATAGAGAGCTTTGACCGCCCGATGGTCACTTGCGACCTGTATTTCTTCGGCGGTGTAACCCAGAGTTTTTGCGTAATCGATGACTTCTTTACGTTCATCCATCATCGTTTTTTCATCACGCCATGCTGGAATTGAGTCCAACATTCTCTCTTTTTCTTTGACCAAGTGATTTTGAAACGCGACCTGATTTTCAGCAGCTTGTTGCTGGTGAATAGCTTGAGTCTGTTCGTCAACAGCCTGTTTGGTGGCCTTGTTATCGTTCCAAATCTGAATGGCTCTGGCATACTCTTTCGCATCTAACTGGTCATATAAACTGTCCCAATCCGGCTCTTGCGCCGTCATGGATTGCAGATGTTGACTCAGTAGCTGGAGTCCTTGCCCATACTCATCCCGCTGCTTTCTGGCTTCGGCAATTTCTGCTTCAGCCTGTTTGCTTTTTTCAGCGGTCTCTTGCATGCGCTTTGTGAACGCGCTCTGCATCATAAAGCCGGACTTTAAAGTCTCGAGATCTACCTCCATCGTTTCTCCGTCAACTTTGACGGTATACAATTCAGGCTCCTCTTCCTCTTCCTCGTCGGCCTCATCTTCAGAGGCATCTTCCTCGTCATAATCGGCGTCATCATCCGCTTCCGCTTCAACCTCATCGGCTTCAGCTTCTGCTTCGATCTCAACCTCATCTTCAGAGGGTTGAGCCTGATCTTCGTCAGACTCTGCTGCCTCACTCTCTGGATTGTCCGCCTCTGGCGGGTCTGGAAGAAGTGTGGCTATAGCTTCATTAAAACTTAAACTATCGGGGGCGCTGGTTTCCGGCGTGGAATTGTCAGCCATGTTTGTCACCTATTTTTTTGTTGTTGCTCTAAGTTCATCTTTGCGATTTTTCCGTCCACGACGACGCTGGCAATTTGCTGCTTGAGCGTATCGAGTGCGGTGCAAAGATTGTAAATGCGCTCGCGAGCCTCTGTGTCATTCACATCGGTTTGTCGCCATGTGCGCATAAATTCTGTGTTGAGCTTTTCAAACGCCTCTTGCAAAAGAGGGTCTTTCAGCAGACGTTCAGCGTGAGCCGCACGTTCTTGCTGAGTCCTTAATTTTGCCTCGCTCATCCCAAAAGGCCACTTGTCGGGGTTGGGGCAAATCCTGTGATGTTCATCTTCTTATTGTAGATGGCAGGGTTATAGGCAAAGGTATCAATAAAAGCGTTGTTCATGCCTGTGAACCGCTGTGGATCTGGGTCGAACTGGCTTGGGGTGTCTAATATTGTCGGGCGGTAATAAGTCAGAGCGTCGTCGCCAAAGTTACCATCACCGAAACCGCCCCCGCCTCCGCCAGATGAGCCTGTGTCAAGACGACATGCCTGCAACTGATCATCGAAAACATAGCCGTCAGGACAGGCTTTCTCACCAGTCAGCGGATTGTCAACTGGATCGACAACAGGGTTCCCCTCGCGATCACTCCGATCCTCGCGATTTGGGTTAAGACTAGGATCGCCTGAGTAGACCTCAACAAGCATCGGGTCTGTCGCGAGAGATGGGTCTAAAAGATTGCCTAAAATGCTAGTCTGAGAAAAAAGATTTGCGGCACCTTGCACAAAATCTGGTGCCTTTGACATATAGCCGCCGATCAGCCCCGTTGCTGGATCTTCGATATATCCTGTCGCTTTATAATTAGCCATATCGTCAAGCAAACTTTTTGCAAACCAGCTCCCCTTTGCCGCCGCCTCTTCGAGCGCGGCTCTCTGCGCCGCTGTTGACCCGCCGAAAATACGCTGACCATTGTAAGAACCAGACTGGTTTGAAAGGTCATAGTTTGCGTTAATGAAGTCCCTGTGCAACTGCTCGTTGAACATATCAGCCGCAGTCATTTGGCTGTTTGCCATCGGGTTCGCGTATGTGCCGCCACCAGTTGCCGCAAGGCTTTTTTCTAAGTTTGCTTTGGCCTTGTTTGCCGCATCTTGGACAGCTTTGTTGAAATCTTGGTTGCCGCCCTCACGATCTCCGCCATCTGGAGAGCCTTGCCGACCATCTGCGCCTGCGCTCTGATCCCCGCCAGAGCTTTCCATGCCGTCGCCTTCATCATAGTAGGCCAAAATGCCATGCACCGGTTTGCCAGCGCCGCCAAGCGCCATGAGCAAGCCCTGCTCTGCATCATTGATGTAGGCAAGCTCGTGCGGCTGGCCTTTGATCGTGGTCTTTTTGGGTGCGGTGATTTTGTTTTTCATCATTACACTCTTGGCAAATTTGTGCTGATTTCAGCATCAGTTATTGCTTTAGCAGCGCGGAGTTGGCTTTCCAGCGCAAGCTCCTCACGTCGCATCTCCAACTCAGCCGCTTGCTTTTGCTCTGCAAGGCGGAGATCGGCTGCGGCCTTTTCGCGTTTGATCTGGATGTCCGCTTCAGCTTTTTGCTGGGCGAGCTGAATGTCTGCTTGCGCCTTTTGCTGCTCAAGCTGGAGCATCTGCATCTGCGGGTTAGGTTGCTGCGGTTGCTGGGCGGCTTGCGCTTTTTTCTGCTCAACCATCTGAGCGACCATTTGCGGGTCGTTGAAAAACTTACCACTGTCTTTAAAGCCGCCAATCTCAGCGATCTCGCGCAGTGTTGCCGCATATTGCTGCAATGTGCAAAGCGGGTTATCAGCGCCCAGCGTTTTCAAGATGTCTTCTTGCTTTGAGGCGATCTGAGTCAAAAACGCGATCTTTTGCTCATCATCTGCGGTGCCAAGACCAACGTTGACAACCACATCGAACTCGCTGTCCCACTCGCGGGGGTCAATCGGCACAAACTTGTTACGCAGGCGGATGACCCGCTTCTCCTGCTGGTATTTGGTTGAAAGCAGCAAAATGCCTTTGAACAAGTCCTTCATGCCGCCTTCGGCAATATTACGACAAAAGCTCTCGATTTTCTGGCCTGCGCCTTTGACGGTTGCAGCAACGGCTGATGCTGTTGTGCTTTGCAGTGCATTGGGGTCAAGACCGGCAGACGCGGCAGTGATACCTGTGCGGTTGCCCTTAATGTCGTCCATAAATTTAAGCAGAGGCAAAACCTCGCCGCCAACGCCCTGTCCACCCAATGTTTGCACAGCGCCTGCATTTCTAGCGCGGATCACGCCGCCAGCAGAGCCATCCAATAAATCATCCAAATTGACCTGGCCTTCGATTGCAACTGTGCGCGGGTTTACCGTCAGATATGTTGCGTCGAGATACTGCCGCATCAGAACAGATTTGATCTGCTGCACATCTTTCGTCAGATCAAATATGCTGCGACCAATCAGGCGGTGCGGCATGTTGATCGGGCTAATGACCGCAAATGGGATGTGGTCGGTGACTTCGTTTTCCAAAACATGTGAGCCAGAGTCTCCAATGGACAACACCCGGCGGCGCTCTGCAATGCCATCGCCGTCAAAGTCCATCAAGATCACGCTGTCGAATACTGCGACTTCTTGCTGGCTATCATCGGCTGGCGATGTATCTGAGCCAGACCCAATATCGCCGAAGCGCACATCACGCTCTTCTTCCAGCTCAACGCGAGTGCTGCCGATATGCTCACGCACCTCATCTTCGTCATAACCCATAGAGATTAACTCGCTGACGGTCATGGTGGTGCGGTGGCAAATGAACCGCGCATCTTCGAGCGACTTGGCTCTGCGATTGAATAAGAACTCTTCGGGCGGCACGTTCTCAATGCGAACACGGCCTGACTTACGCGTGACTTTGACCTTCATGTCAAAGCTCTCAGCCGCAGCAACCTCAGAGCCGTCGATCATTGTGGCGCTGGTGATGTTGGTCGATTGCTCAACCACCTCAACGTCAGGATTATTCAACAGCAGCGCAAGCTCTGCATCGTTCAGGTTTTCGTAGGTTTCTTCTTCGACGGTTGTGGTGTCGTCATAGTAAAATTTCACGCACCCGATTTTGAACAGGAGTGAGTCCCTGATCCATGTGTCGATGATTTTATAACCGTTATTGTCATGCGCGATAATGTAGTTCACATAATCGCTGGCCTGCTCCGCCAACTCTGTGTCCTCTGCGTTGCGGGGGCTGAAACGCACATATTTGTCTGATCCACAAAAGACTCGCATAAGAGAGGGCATAATTTGTTCGACGACATCCGAAACAGTCGTATCCACGACCTGTGACTTGCCATCGATCTCATTGCCAAAGGGCTCTGCCAAATAATAGTCGAGCGCCTTTATGCGGTCAGCCGAATATTCTGTGTCGTAATTGTCGAGCGCGTCAGAAATCTCAAGCGAGATGAGATTGCCAACGTCCTCGTCACTTAGCTTTTCTGCCATTGGCTTTCCTCTTTGAATGCGCTTTGCCCAGCGCCTCTACATCGCATTTGCTATTTGATTTGCAGAATTTTGGGGTGACGCACCCGACGCACAGCTTCATGTCAGGCATGGGCTGCGGCTGAACTTTAGGGGGGCGACGTAGAGTGCGGACAATCATGCGGAGCAGTGCTTGCCTGAAACTAAACGGATGCCTTTTTTCTTTTCGCCTTTTTTCTTATCGTATGCCATTACTTCACCTTCCGTTTTTTTGTTTGCTTTGGCTCTGATGTCATCCCATAGCCTTTAGTCGTGAGAACCCGAACCGGCTCCGGTTCTGCCAAGACGACCTCTTCACCGGCAAACGGCATGCGGCCTTCAAAGCATTTCTCACGCGATATGCAGCGCGATGGCTTTGGACAAAATTCACAAGTTTGCATTTTACTTCCTCTTGTTAGCTTTCGCCTTTTTGACAATGTCTGCATCACCACTTGCACCTGTCAGCCCAATATGCGGCTGACATTTTGCCCTTTGCGATGTTTGATGCGTGTCTGGCTTTGAATGAAGCTCTGCGGGTTTTTGCCGCTTTGCTCTCGCCCTTTTTAGGCGCAGACCCTTTGACGCCCTGCTGCCCGAACCGGATGGTTTTGACCTTGTCGCCCTCTTTTGCAACGACCACATGGCTTTTTGTGGGGTGGCTGGGGGTGCGTTTACATTGGTTATAGCGATCCAGCCCCAGCTTTGTCAGACGTGGGTCTTTTTTCTTTGGCATTTTGCATAACTCGTTGTTTTTATACGCTTTTATTGCTTTTTATAGTTTACTATAGGGTAAGTAAGGCGCATGGTAGTTAGACAATAAAGGAGGACGAAATGACCGACACTCAAATCATCGAAAAGCTGAAAATCGAATTAGAGTTTGTAGCCAAAAACCCGAACAGCAGAAGCTCAAAAACTGCCAGCCAATATGCTGACGATCTCTTGGCCTTCATCCATGCCCAGCACAAGATTGCACACCTTAAAAACATCAGCCGATAGGAGGACGAAATGGACAAAGACGATTTTTACGAACAGACCACCCACATGCTTGAGGAGATCGGTTTGCAAATGACCGCCTACGGCATCGACTCAGAATTGACTGCTCACGAAGCTACTAAACTTTGGATGCAACTCAACAAGCTGACCCAGCGCATGGGCGACATCAAAAACGCCACACAAAGCAGAGATTGGAGCGACTCATGATCAGAGAATGCAGAAACAAAACCATCACCGTCGCAAAGCGCGATGGCAAAAAACGCGAAATAAAATACCGTCCATCTTGGGGCTGGCGATTACCTCCCGAAGAGGATGGCCTAACAAACGAAGGCTAT